CTATACAAATATAGCACATTCTCAGAAAATGTCAATGGCCAAAATGCATTTTATTCCACTTTTTTAAAATTATTTCTTGCTGCTCGTATGCTTCGATCTCAAAGGGACGCTCATAGTAGGGTAGTTCCCAGCCGTGCTTGCTCTTACGCAAGTCTTGAATACAGTGTGTAACCTCGTGGAAGATTGCTGTGAGTAGATTGTCGCCCTGTAGCTTGTTGCTCAACTCAATTTCAAAGCAGCGATCATCTGTTTCGTGCTGATAACCGCAGACACCGTGCAATCTGCTGAAGACGATCTCGATTTCTATGTCTTTTCTCATGCGCGGTGCCGAACAGGAAAAGGCGAATAAAACGGCTTTTTTTGTAAGTTCTTTTTTTCGCTGCTTTGCATTTTTTATGTCCACATAGATCATTAGCAGAACTCGTGATCTTGATGAGTCCACTCAATAGGATGCTCAGTAGCGTGATCACCGATAAGAACAGTATCAGTATCCCAGTCGATGTCACCGCTGGAGCGATGATCATGATGCATGTGAACGAAATCAGGAGTACCCCAGACAAGTTGTGCTGAGAGTGACTGATGATCCCGAATACCCATCCAATGAAGCACTATGCATCTCCCATATCAGTTATAACAGTATCAGTAGCACCGCGTCGTATCCACATATCACGCAGGGAAGAAAGCATCTGGAGATCGGTATCGTCTGACCATATTTGAACAGTACCGTCCCATGCATGATCTGCGCGTTGCATCATCCATCGTGCAGTAGCGTGTGGACGTTGATCCAGCGTACCCAGAACAGTGTCTTGCGTGATCCAAAGTGACATGTTATCCCCTGTATCAAAAAAAGAAAAAGAGAGTGAAGAGCAGGAAGATCGGATTGTTTCGATAGTGATGGTTTCGTTGAAGAGCGTCTTCTTGAAAGCACCAATGTCTACTTTAATCTTCTGTCCCTGTCGCTCCTCTCCACTCTCTGGTGTAATTGAGTTGGTTCATACCACCCGTAGGCTACCGTGGGAATGATTGAAAAGGGTGGTTCCTTTGAAGTGGTTGCTTCCCAACATCGCGGAAGTCCCTATCAATCGTGACGCTTTGTTGCTATCGGGATTGCGTCTTAATCCCTCCTCTCAATTACAAATACAATATACTATACTGTTTGAGGTATGTCAATGGCCATTGTTAAGTTACTGAAAAATCTAGGTGTTTCTCCGTCGAATCCACAGCCAGAATTGAGCGAATCGCACACTGATTCGCAGGTGATTCGGTCGTTGTTTTTAAACACATATTGTCTAGTGGGTATCTCGTATACCTTGAAGTTGTCACCGTGTCGTCTTACTTCGTAGTTCATTATCCATCCTTCTTGTTCTCTGGTTCAACATAAAGTGTTCTTGGACATTGATACTGTGCATCTGTCCATACCATTTCATTCTTTCTTTTGTCCTGACATTTGTATTCGCATAGTCTTTCTTTATCAGGACTGTTCTTATCAATATCTTGAGATACGATTGAGCATATCACTAAGCCTGCGTATGCTAGTTCTATCATTCTTTCCTCTCTATAGTGTTAGTAGTGTTGTCTGCTCTACTGTACCAATTGTACCTGTGAGCCATGTGTTAAATGCTAAACATACTCTAGGATGATTATCTTCTTTTGGTAGTACTTGGTGTTTTAGTTTTGCTGGAAACATTTTGATACTACCGTGTGGAGTTGGATCGGTGTAAATTCTAGAATTAAACTGATTTTCTTGTGCTGGTGGAATATCGAAATGGTAATGCACATCTCTATTATCATCCGCGTATGTGATTGTATCGTTATCGGAAGAGGTAGGATAAAACGTACCGGAGATGAAACTATTAGGATGACTATGTTTGAAGTGTTCTTGACCCTGTCTTGTAAATGTGAACCAGCTTGTAGTGATATAGACTCTTACATCTTGTTTAGGACACCATACTCGCATGAAGTATTCCTGTATGATTTCTTCTAGATCATGTTTTAGATTCTGTAAAGGTTCTTCATGCAAGACCTGTATATTTTTGGTAATCTTATTGTAATCTGCATTTGGCCCATTATACATTGCATCGTTTTCATTATTTAATGAATCTATGAAGTTCAATTCATCTATTGTTAGATTTCTTCCAATGTGCGCTGTGCCTACTGGTGTAGGGAATAGTTCTAGAATTTCCATGTTACTATACCTTTAACCCACTAAAATCTTTCTTACCCATTGTCTTTGTAGCCCATTTCATCATATCTTCCTCTGTGCTTCTTTCACCGAAATCTGTATTATCCATGATAGGTCCGTCTAGTACATCACCTTGAGCAGTTTGTTCCACATCATACAGACGCATCTTTGATCGATCCACACCAACCACAAATCGTTTATATACTGTGGGATCATTGTATCGATTCTTCAATTGTTTGATCATGATCTGATTCAAGTCTTGTAGTTCTTCTGTACTGATGAGAGCCATCATGAAGTCTGCTGTTGCTGGTAGTCCGAATGACTCTGATGTATCTGTCAGATCAACGTCGCTGTTTGTAAAGCCTGAGCGTGTTGTCTGTGTTGCTGATACAATAGGAACCACTCTTTCTACTGCAAGTCCTCTCAGTTCTTCTGCAATCGCTTTGATCAGTGTGTATGAGTTGACATTAGCACCAGACTTGATCCGCGACGACATGCAGATATTTAGGTAGTCGATATAAATGATGTCTGGTGTAAACGAGCGTTTAAGTCTTAGTTCGTTGAGCAGATGTCGAAAGTGTCCTGTGTGCGCGGATGCTGTTGGATATTCCTTGACAATCAGCTTACCAGAAGTCTTACCTCGTACTCGTGCGATCTTCTTGTCATACATCTCTTTAGACAGGTTTGCTAGATCATCCAGTGTCACATTGAGTAGATTTGAGTCGATGCGTTCTGCTATCTTTTCCTCGGCCATCTCCATAGTGATGTACAGGACGTTCTTACCGTCTAGAAGGTTAGCAGACGCCATATGACACATCGCAAGTGATTTACCGACACCTGTTCCTGCAAGGATGATGTTTAGTGATTTCTTTGGAAGACCACCTTTAGTAATCTTGTTAAGGTATTCAATGTCGAATGGAATACGCTCTTCAACGCGATGATAAAAGTCCCAACGATCATCACTGTCGTCCAGAAAGTCATGACCAACGCTAGGATCAAAAGAGACAGACAGCGCATCAGAAAGTAACTCAGGAATTTCTCCCTTCTCGCTTTTCTCGTCTCCTTCAATAATTGATATCGACTGCATGATTGCATTATAGATAGCTTTCTCTTGACAGAACTTTTCGGTCTTCTCAATCAGCCATTCTTTATCAACCTCTTCTTCAATAACGAGATCACCAATGATCTTACTACACTCTGAGAAGTCTTCGTCTGATATCTTCCCATTGTTATCCAGTTCGATAACCAGTGCTTCCCTAGTAGGTAGAGCATTATATTGAGAGATATACTTATCAATTTCTTGGTAAATAGTTTTTTCATGTCTCTCTTGAAAGTAATCACCCTTCAGATAAGGTAGTGTGCGTCTTGCATATCCATCGTCATTCAGAAGATGCTTCAGCACCAGTAGTTCTATCCGCATTCTCTACAAAACTCCTAAGCAGTTCATTCATAATTTCACCCAGTATATCAATAAAGGGTTTGGCTGTCAAGTCTAATTCTTCTGGATTATCGACAGTGATAAAGTTGAAACTAATACTTGCGTCTTCATCTTTATCTTCTTCTAAGCGAATATTGTCATACTGAAAGACGACCCCTTCATAGTCGCCTTCTGTAATTTTGACACACATTAAGTCTTCGTGAAATGCATTCTCATGCTGTACTACATTAAACTTTGTCATGTTCACGTTTCGCTTCTTGCCAAGAACGCTCAGTAATAAAGTACAACACCATTGCAGATGTAAGAATTACTACACCCCACATTCCTGTACCAAGATATCTATCAGCGAGTAGAATAATAGCTACTGATCCACCAACCACTGCTGTCAGCATGATCAGATAAGAGAATAGTTTTTTAGCGAAAGTCATAATCATTGTGTTGTCACCTTTTCTTCAATTTCATCAGGGAAAATTGTACCATCAGCAATGATCTCAGGTTCATCCTCATCAGCACCATACATAAACTCTTTGTGTGCTGCTACTTCTAGCTGTTCCATGATCTCATCAGTGAAATACTTCTCAGGATTCTCATTGATGTTTTTACCAAACACCTTAGTACCATCAGGCAGTTCATACCGCGTTGATACCTTCTTGATAATATCATACTTCTCTGCAAGATCAAGAAGGCCATAGTAGCGATCCAGTCCTGTATCATAGGACAGCTTTACTTCTACTTTCTTGTTCTCTTTGGTAAAGCGTGACTTGTGCATTGTCACTTTGATGATATTACCAATCACATCTGTACCATCCTTGTCCTTCTTCTTGGACAGCATAGCGATAGACGATGCTGCATACTTGAGTCCAGAACCACCGGAGATTTCTTTTGTCGGGATATATGCGCCGACAACATCATAGACATGGTTTGTTACAAGTAGTGGTACGTTTGCTTTTGCAAGTTTCAATGACAGGACACGGAATGTACCTCGCAGTAGCTGCGCCTTTGTCATATCCCTCGCTTGTTTACCAGAAGCTGTATCTTCTAGTTCTTTTATTGATGAAAGCATACCAAGTGAATCTAAAACCATCATCATAGGAGGCTGTTCACCACTGTCATTGTATGAGTCTAGCATACGAACAGCATTGGTACGAAACTCTTCGATAGACTGTGGCTCAGAGATAACAACACGATCAACATCGATACCCCTAGTCGTCATCATGTTTTTCGTAACAGCAGCTTCTGTGTCAAAGTAAATGACCCCACCGTCTGGATTGTCGTCAAGGAACTGCTTGATGACTCCAAGAACAAAGAAGGTCTTCCCCGTCGCACTCTCTCCCGCAAATGCTACTACCTTATTGTTTGGTACACCCCCATACAAACTACCAGACATGGCTGCGTTTAGAATGTATGAACCAGTATCAATAGTACCAGTAAACTCTGAACTATTTTCACCGCTGCTGGCTACATGCGTATTATCTATACCAGCAATGACATTGTTAAGAAAACTCATCCTTTATATACCTCATCAAGTTTATCATTAAATTGTTCAATCTTCTCCATGCGAACACCACCCGGCCAATAGATATAATCCTTATCGGGATTTGCTGCTAGATTGTTCAGCAATGGCTTTATCATGTTATATAGAGTATCGCATTTTTGTTGCAGTTTGTCAAGTCCTTCTTCGGTCGTAGCAACAGTTTGTTTCGCTTGCTGTACGACTTGAAGTTCTTCTTCTGTTACTGCTGTGAAACCAAAATCGAAATCACTCATCTTTGTCTTCCTTTTTCTTCTTTATCTTGTTCTTGATATCACCAATCTTCCACCAGATATTATCCCATATCAGCACAACCAAAATAACAGGTAACAGCACAATACCAAGAATAAGTAGAAATGGTGCATGTAGGATATCACTCATCCTTACATCCATCAGCCAATTCCAAAATTTTCGTATCATTTCCAAAAGTCCTCCAGTGTTACTACCTTTTCTGTCTTCCAACCGATAACATCCAAGATAACCCTGATAGGCTCAATGAACGCTTTACTGAACTGCGTATCATAGTCGATAAACTTTTCCAGTGCAAACTCAGGTGGAAGATTGTTGATGATTGAGATGACATTCTGTCCAGTTCCATTAGGCTCCTTGAGATAACAGAACTTGATCTTTTCTCCATCTTTAATGGTTTGATATCGCTTCTCCAATCCACCTGTTCTAATCAGGTGATTGTAAAGCAGGCCCCCACGGACATGGATGGGAGTACCCTTTGCTAGAACAAGAGTTTCCTTGTTATTACTATCATATTTATTCAGATCAGACAGTGAGCGGGGGAAAGCAATGTCCTCAAACGGAAGCAACAAGAACTTATCTTTGAAGTCAGAGATAAACTTCTGTACGTCTTCTTCAGTCTTGTTCAGAGTGATATCAATTGCTTCCTTTAGAGCATCCCTACAAGCCTGCGGGGTCGATGATTTGACAGTCTCGATTCCCATCATCTTGAGTTTAGGTTCAGTAAAGCGAACACCCTCACTGTCATACACATTGAGCATGTATCGTTTCTTAGCAGTCCATATACCCTTGTCAGCGATCACCTCACGAGCCATAACCATCTTTTGCTCGTAAGCATTCATTAGATCAGCAAGGTCTTGATAACTTTTATCAATAAAAGGTTCCACTTTCTCTGAAGCAACTCTATCAAGGAAATCCACGATACGTCCACGAAACGATATCTCTGTCTCTCCTTCTCGTATTGATAGCACCTTATCAACCAGTTTGTCAAAAGTAATGTATACTGAATCCGTATCTGATGCAATAACATAGTCTTCCCCCTCTGTCGAAAGTAGCTTGTTTAGGTATTCGTTTAGTTTCTTCTCAATCCATCTGATAGACAATTGACCAGACAGTGTAATAGCTTCTGCTTGACGCACATCAAAGAAACGGAAGTACTGATTACCAAGCGCACCATAAGCCGAGTTTAACTGGATTTTTTTTGCCATCTGCAAGTTCTTGTACTTCGATATCTTCTTGTTCGCCTCATACCGCAGTCCCTTGTCTTTGATAGTCTCCAGTTCTTTCTGTGCAGCGATCATCTCCTTCTTATACAAGGATCGTTCATTATACATGGTTTGCATCATCTCTGGAAGGAAGCCTTGCTTATCCTTGCGGAAAAGATGGCCATTGGCTGCAAGAACCTTGTCCTTTGGAAAGTCTGGTACGATACCATCAATCATATCATCCATATCAGTCTGAACATACTCACCCTCAACAAAAGTAT